GTACCTGATATTAAATCAGCAGTATTCAGATTGGGACTTATTGGACCGGTTATTGAGAATATTGCTGATGAATACCGTTCAGACACTAAAGAAGTCAAGCAGGAAGAAAAGAAGCAAACTAAGCAACAAGAAGATATTAATGTAAAAGTTGAGAAGATGGCTGAAGAGCTGTCTTCTATTTCCAAAGCTTTAAAGACAGTTGTAAAGAATAATATTGTTGATCTAAACGATGAGCGTCGTAAGAGAGGTCTGCAAGAATTTAAAGCAAGAGAAGATGCTCAAGAAGCTAAGCCAGAAGAGAAGCAAGGCATCGTAGAGAAGATGAAAGCCAAAACATCCGGCTTTGTAGACTTCATTAAGAATTTCTTTTTAAATAATCCTTTACTTGCTACAGCTGCTGGCTTATTCATTGCCAAGAAACTATATGATCTTTTACCTCAAGATATAAAAGATAAGGTAGTCGGTTTCGTAGACGGGCTGACTGGTATCTCAAACTTCATACCTACACTAATTGATACAATAGAAACAGCCGCAGGAGTTTTATTAGGTATTGCTGCATTTAAAGGTCTTGGCAATCTATTAATGGATGCGTTACCTGGCGGGGGTGGCGGGGGTCAAAAAAAGCCTAATACACCTGATGGAACGAATAAAAAACCGGGTGACAAGCCAGGCGGAGCAAGACCAGGTCCACAGCCTCCAGCCCCAAGTGGAGGCCCTGTACCAGGAGGTCCGGATGGTAAACCACAACCATCAGGCACACCAGGACCAGAAGGAAAACCAAAACCAAAACCTCCTACACGTGAAAGAGTAAAAGCACTATTAAAAATAAAAGAAGGTCCTCTTTCAAAAATTCTAGGTAAGATCTTCACCAGAGCGTTACCCGCTTTAGGTGTTGCTTTTGCTGCGTGGGACATCGGCGCAAGAACTTTTTCAGGTGATTATAGAGGTGCTGCTGCATCAGCTGCACAGGTAGGTATTGGTGTGCTCGGTCTTATTGGAGGTTTATTCTCTGGCGGCACGGCTACAGCTGCAGGTATTATTGCCATTATTAGTCTTGAGTTATATAAAGCCAAGCGTGACATCTATATTGCATACTACAATACATTACCTGAAGATGATCCTGACTATGAAAAGCATGCAGATGCTCTGGTTGAATATATGAAAGAAGCTGAAGCATTTGTTAAATCATACTTTGGTGGAAGCAATACACAAAGACCAGAAGAGCAATCATATGATGCAATGGGCAATTATCAACCTTCATCGCCGGAAGAAGTATCTCCTCCTGCTGCTGCTGCACCAGCTGCTAAGCCGACTGCTAAACCAGCAGTATCATCTCAACCAGGGAATGGTCGTGCAGGAGCTAATACAGCTCCTGCTGCAGCCATGGCACCTGCGGCCGCACCTGCGCCTGCGCCTGAAGTTCCTTCTTTAGATGAAGGCATGGAGGCTCCAGGTGCAAGATTAGGACCTAATGCAGCTGCTCCATCAGATATAAAGAATGATGGTCAAAGCCAAAGCGTTTATGATTATATTGGTAAGCTATTCCATCTAAACTATCAGTCTAACAGACAGATGTGGGATAATCTGACTCCAGGTTTTGCATCTACTCTTATTAAAATGGCTGAAGAATATAAAAAGCTTACCGGTAAGACATTAGGTTTAACAGATGGATGGAGATCAAGAGCACAACAAGAACAAGCCTACAGAACTAAGCCACACCTTGCTGCTCCTCCAGGAAAATCAAAGCATGAATTTGGACTGGCGGTTGATGTTACTCCTTCCCAGGGTAATGAACTAGCTGCTATGGGCTTGCTTGAAAAATACGGTCTTCATAGACCAGCTTTGAGTAAGGGTGAAACATGGCATATTGAACCAAAGAACGCTAATGAATCATTAGCTTCTGGCGACTTCACACAAGCATCTAATCTTGCGACTGAACAGCAAGCTGCACCTGAACAGCCAATGAACATGCAAGACTTTATCAGCAAGACACTTCAAGACAGCCCGTTGGGTAAAGCAATGGGTGAGGCAATGGGTGGTATTAATAGTTCAATGGTTGATATCAGCAAGCAATTTAATGACGCCTTGATGAAAGGTCTTAATGGTGATGGTAATATTGGCAATCTTACTCAAGGAGTAAGAGAGTCAAAAGAATCTGTTCCCGCACCTGTAATTACAACAGATGCATCTAAACGCATTAATGCTAAACAAGGCAATCCTCCTTCAAGAGGAGTACCACCTGTAGATGCTTCTAACTCTGAACTTGATCAATACACTTATTTTACTATGAGATAAGATCATGGCAGATATTATCAAGTTTCCTCCATCAAGTCAAAAGAATAATAATGTAGAGGCTTTCTCTCCTTCTACACTCCAAGCCATTCGTGAAATGGGTCTTGTAGGTAAAGCTACTGAGAAAGTAGTCGTTGATCTTCAAAAGGCCAAGCGTAAGAGAGAAGAGGGTGATAAGAATCAAGAAGAGATAGTTGAAGAGAAGAAAAAGCAGAATGAAACTCTTAAGAAGACTAATTCTGGATTCTCATCTGTAGTTGACTCTTTAAGACAGATGAAAGCATCTGTGCTTAACTATGTTGCGTTGCAGAAAGAAAGAAGAGACTATCTCAAACAACAAGAATTCAAAGATAAGATGGCTGCTAATGAAGCTATCGCTGAAAAGAAGCAAGGTGTTTCTCTATCTGATGAGCAGCCCAAGAAGGAAGGTGAAGAGTCCAAATCAAACATTATGGGTTCAGTTATTGGTTTCTTCTCCAAACTACTAACAAACCCTGCTATTCTTGGCGCACTCCTGGCAGCAACATGGAATCTTCTTCCCGATGATATTAAAGATCTGGTCGGAGGCTTTATGGATGGCCTGACTGGGGTTGATAATGTTATGGGTAAGTTTATTGGCGGTGTAGAGATGTTTCTGGCTGTAGTAGCTGCATGGCAGGCTTATAAGTTAGGAAGAGCGTTCAGAGGTTTCGGTAAGGGTATTACTATGCTGGGAGGAAGATTGGCAACTAGTAGAACTACGAGACGTAGCGCTATTCGATTGACGGGCCGAGCAGGTGCAAGAAGAATGTCTTCTGGTATTAGCATTCTTAGCAGAGGTACAGGTGCAGCATTTACCGGTCTAGGATATGGTATAACAGCAGGAGGTATCTATGGAGCTTATAAGTTAGGTTCCCACGGGTACGATATGACACAGCAAACCAATATTGGTAAGAGCTTGTCTGGCTCTCAATCAGGAGTAGCTGATCTAATTATACAGAAATTTACTGCCGCAGGCTTTACAAAGACACAAGCAGTTGCTGCACTCGCTAACGCTGTGGCTGAGTCAGGATTAAACCCAAAAGCTGAAAATGTAACTAGCAGAGAGGCAAGTTATGGTCTCTTTCAAATGAATGTGAAAGGAGGTCTGGGTACAGGTTATACTCCTGATCAATTGAAAGATCCTAATTTTAATATTGATCTAGCAATTGCAGCTGCTAAAAAGGCAAGAAACTTTATGGGTGCAAAAGATGATCTGGCAGCCGCTGTTGAAGCGTTCGTTCGTGAAGTAGAGAGACCACAGCATCCAGATAGAGAGACAAGCAAGCGTGTAGGTATTGCAATGAACTTGGCTAAGAAATATGGTGTGGGACCTCAATCCTCTGCATCGGTGCCAAGTGCGCCTCTTCCTCCTCCGGACACACCCTCTGCCACAAAGCATAAGGGTGCATCATTAAGCAGCCAGCCTCCACCATTCCAGCAGGCTACTGCTAGTAGTGATAATACTAATATTGGTAGAGGTACTGGAGGTGCTGTCACCGGCAATATGATGACCGGTACGGGTGAGAGATCACTATTATCTGTTCTTGAAAACAAGGCAGGACAAGCAATACAAATTGATAATCTTTCCCGCAACACTCAAGCATTAGAAGAAGAAAGAGCTAAACCTGTTGTAGAGGTAGCCTTTGTAGATACTTCGACCACAATAAATGCCGCCGTTTCAACCAATGAGGTTTACTTCGGCGGCACTGTTAGCGATAGACAATACGCCTATGGATCGGCTTAATTACTCGTCATCATCGACAAGCTTCTTAAAGAACTCCATATCGTCATCTTCTTCTTCCATCTTCACACGAGCGGTTTTAGCAGGTTGAGCAGCCTTGACTGGCTTCTCAAACTTCTCTTCTGGCTCATCCCACGGCGCACTTTCATCGTTTGCCTTTGACTCAACCTTAGCTGAGCCATCTAGACCAAGAGCCTTATACAGACGAGTCTTCAACTCATCATAAGATTTAAACTCTTTCGGATCTAGGAATGCTTGAAGAGAGTGTTCTTGCTTCCAAAGCTTTTCCAACGCTTCATCATCATCCATCAATGCAGATGGTGAATCAAATTCAGACTTATCGTAATTGCGATAGCCTTCTACTTGACGAATTTTAAGCTTGAAGTTTGCACCTTCCCACAAGTCAAAAGGATTGACAGGCTTCTCGTCTTCGAACTCAGGGTTCATTAGATCGTTAAGCTTATCAAAGATCTTCTTACCATACTTGTAGAGGAATGTCTTGCCCTCATTCTCAGGATGAGCAGGGTCTTTAACCACGTAAATATTAGAAACGAACGATAAGCGACGCTTTTGCTTGCGTACCTGTTCTTTACCAGCCTCTGTGCCATTATTCCAGAGAGTAGTATTGTACTCGGATACTGGATCCTTTTGATTGAGAGTAGTCAGAGACTTCTCAATATACCAGCCACCTGGACCTTGAAAGCCATGATCCCAAATACGAACAAAAGGAACGTCTTCATCCACCGGAGCGGGTAGGAAACGAATAACGGCATAACCGTTACCAGCCTTATCCACTTCTGGCTTCCAAAAGCGAGTGTCTTCTTGATTGGTATTTTGTTGAGTACCTTGATTGAGCTTGCTCAGCTCACCGGTCAGCTTCTCGAATTGAGATTGGCGAGACTTCTTAAGTGAAGCGAATGATGTTGTCATTTGTATCTCCTGTATAACGGTGTATAAACGATGTATTACGGCTTGTCCACTTTACCATAACGAACATATTATATAGCCAATTTACGTAATAAATCAACTATATTTTTCCTTAAGTATTTGCTTGAACTTAGCAATCTCATACTTAAGAAACGGTCTGTACTTTTTACATTTCATATAGAACTCTGGCCACACCATTGTATCTTCGATGTGTTTATTCCATACAGAAGTAAACCGTACAATATCATTTAGAATAATGAACGTCTCTAAACTGATATCTTTTCTTAAAACAAGTTTGAGTAAGAAGGGATGCTGTCCGTTCTTTACTACAAAGTTGCTATTAAAATCTTCTTTAAGCTTTTCTATATCTTGCTTAAACGTATATGTTAACGCCTGCTGGCGCCTTTGCCACTCAGCATAGATAGCTTCTGCTTCTTCATGTTGAACAAGGTCGCCAACCCATTGATGATTCTTTCCATCGATGAAGTTGGCGACTAAGTATTGCACTACATCTTTCTTCTTCGAAAGCTTGTAGAAGAAATACTTGTCCTTACGAACATTAAATGAGTCATAGTTCGCTTTCACCTTACCATTGTATTTAAAGAAATCGTACGAACTTTGACTAAAATGGTTCTTGAGGGCAAGATACAACTTATACGCTTCGAATGGTTCCACTATAGCTCTCATCATTATATGTTTCCATTATAAAGGTAGTTTAGCGGTCTTTGGAAAATAATTCAACTCTTCAGCTTCATTTTGAATTTTAGCCTTCATCTTCGAAGACATTCTAATAAGAGAAGCAGCTGTCTCAATCTCCACACCGTTTTGTTCACAATAGATAAGAACTGCGTCAATGTATTCACATTTTTTAGCAGTAACTATCTTATCAACTTCTTTGATGAACTCTGAAGTTGTTTTCACTGAGCTAATTTTTAATTTTGTCATAGACGATAAAAAATGTGGTTTCCTATAGTTATTGTATGATGTTGTTTCTTTGCCCATGAAGGTCTCACATAGTTAGCATGATAATGGGTTGCTCCAAGAGTAATGTCTTTTAACTTGTAGTAGTTACGAAGCACTAGCTTGGCCACCTCTTCACTCTCTATGAAGCTAGGAGCAGTTCGTGGTACCGGGGCTTTGTCCCCTCGTTGACATACCCAAGAAAATTGACATGTGTGTTTATTTCTATCATTTACTACACCACATACCGTAGTGGGCCAGCGGCCGTCATTCACTCTATTTAAAGTTACTAGAGCAACGGCCATCTTTCCATCTCTGGATTCTGCTGCTGACTCAAAGTAAATGTTACGAGCTAAACACTCTACCTCTTTTTGACTTATATTGGTATTACTGTGTATCACTTGCGAATTATTATTGTAAGTGTCTGCAGAAAGTTTGTCTTTGTGTGAGAAGGCTACCAATACAGAAAGAGACAAAGTGCAAGCAAAAATAAGCTTGCGCATTTCTAAGTTTCCTTTCTTTTTTGTTTACCTTTCGACTAGCTCTTTCTGTGTATACGTACGTGTATATTAACTAGTCAGGTAGCTAAAGGCGATTACTTGCCGATAACACCTTTTACTTTATCAATAGCCCAGAACACAGGCTTCATAACAACATTCACTACTGGTTTGGCCCACTCAGGTTGAGGAAGCTGCCAGCCAATGATAATACCTATTACTACCAACAATACAGTTGATAACATATTTGTATCTCCTATTTTATAATTATAGTTGATCTGCTAATTTAAATCAACACGAAAAAGGAACATACAGTGGCCCTAAGGACACATATGTTCCTATTACACTCAATTAGTTGTTTTGATTTTGTGTAGGTGCTGTGACATTGTCTACGAAGGCTTTTAGTTGTTCTGCCTTCTGCATAATGTCGGCGATAGACGGGAATGCTGGATTGCTTGGACGTTCTGGCGCAGGTTGATTGTTTTCTCGTGCGTCAGTTACTTTTTGTTCCCATACTTCTCTATCGAAATGCTGGCGTGAATACCACTCTTCCATTGCCAGATCTTTTGCCATTTGTAGCATATCGAAACGTAGTTCAAACGGATTTTTATTAGACATACAGTTCTCCTTTTTTAATTGCTGTTGCTCTGTCTGTGTGTAGTTTAGAGACGTTTCGGTCTAATAATTATATAGCTAATATTAGATCTTTAATCTTAATTTTTAGCTCTATGCTCTTCACATCGAACAGTAATCCATCCTGAGTTATATCTCTCACCACGCTCACCACATACCTCACAAGTACGACCAGAGATTAATTCGGCAAACGATACTGCACCGCTAGTACGTTCGTCACCACCGTTATAGTAAAAGCGCAGAGTACCAAACTTCTCTTTTACTTGAACAGCTACCATCTGAGGAGCTTTATTGTGATCAGTTTGGAATTGAGCGTAGCGGCATACATCATTAATTAGGTCATACCACCCATCACCACATTCAATTCCCCAACACATACAAGTCTCCATTGGAGACAGATCTTTTTGGGTAAAGATCTTTGGAAACTCATCGTATAGCTTCTGTTGGAGGTCATTTCTCATTTCTTACCTCTCTTCCTTAGATATATTGAACCATTAGACCATAATACAAGAAAAAAGAGAGTGAACCATAAAAGGACAGATAACCAAATAGGAGCGAGTACCCATACCCATGACCATGTAATGACATCAAGTAGTTTTAGCGTAATGAACACAATAGCAAGTAAGCCAGCGAATCCAATATTCATATTAAAACTTTCATTTTTTTAGATCGCTTTCAAGAGTAATAAACGTTTTAATCTTATGATCGTCAGACCATTCCTTGCAATAGCCATTATCCTCATCCAACATCTTCATGATGTCTTGTGCGCTGACTTTACGATGGGAGACAATAGTTTCACCCAGCCAGTGTTGACTGAATTCTTTTGCTTCTTCGCACACAACTGTATCGAGCGCATACTCAGGGTGGGTGTCTGGAGCCTCTACAACATATCGCATACGATATTGACTGATACATTCTACAAGAACTAGTGCCATATTATCTCCATTTCTCTACAAAGTCTTCTGCCTTATCCTGTCCCTCATCAAGAGTACTTGCTCCCATTTCGGTAACTAGGTTCCAACTATCACCAACCTCTTCCATACACTTTACTAACACACGACCAATCTTTTTATCACGATAGACTTCTGCTTTGAGCGTAAAGTCTGCGCTAAAGAAAGTAGTAATCAGATTCAATGCCATTTTAAATCTCCACTGTTATGAGTTTAAACTCTTTTGCACGTTGTTCATGTCCAACATACCCACGAGGATTACACAATACTCGAGTTTCACCGATCATATAGTCAAACGAATTATGAACATGTCCGTGAGTCCATAGTTTGATGTTTGGACGATCTAGCATCAGTTCAGAAAGGTCAGAGTAGTAAGCACCGTTCATGAGTGTATCGTGCTTATACATGTCGTGAATAGAAAGGTTGGAGGGTGCATGGTGACCTACAACCACAAACTTCTTAGACTGATCTTCAGTTACCAGCCGAATATAGGCGCGAAACGTTTCATGTGCTTCTA